TGGTACTCCTTAAATAGCCCTTTGACCACTAAAGTCTTGAGTGGATTGATAGTAATATAGTTTACTTAGGATAATTACGAGAAAAAGAGCAACAGACTCCTGCGCAAATGGTGATTATTAAGGCTAGACCGTCAATCACCCGACTAATTTTTAGTCAATAGCATAAAAAGCAGCAGTAATTGTCCGAACAGCAAAACCATCAGAGGCTCATGGGAAAAGACAGAGCTAGAATCATTATAGAACTGATGCTATCAGGTAGGTCATTGTTGTAGGATAAGGATAAATTATGATAAAAGTTGTGGATAGTGGCAAGGAATATTTTAAGGCAATAAATCAAAAACCAGAGCCAGAAATAAAAAAGGTAAAAACCAAACCACTAAAAAAGAAGATTAAAAAGAAAAAGAAGCCTAGACCAAAGAGACAAGAGAAAAACTACTGGAAAGGAATTTTACAGAAAAAAGGCGAAACAGGTAAGCAATATTACGCTAGATATATGAGATCAGCTTGCTGGAAGAGGATAAGGTCAAGAACCTTTGAAGCTGATGGCCATAAGTGCGTGGTGTGCAACGACAAGGCAAAGATGGTAATCCACTGGTGGTATCCTAAAATATATGGCAGAGAGACTAAAAGAAGCGTCTCTAGTGTTTGCCCGTCTTGTCACTATGCAATAAGAGAAAAGTGTTTTGTGGAACTGAGGGAAATGCAGAGCGAAGACTCAGACAGAGAATCAATTAAACTTAGAATTATTGACATGATAGCAGAAGAAACCGTTTCCGAATTAGATCGAGAATATATAGATCACATGAGGGATTATTAGGAGTAACAATGACAAACGAAGAAATGATGAAAAAACACGGAATATTGCCGCCGGTTGATATTGATAATATCGGGTCAAACAACGCAGAGATCAGGGCAGCACTGCACCGAGTTTCAAGGATATTATTGCAAGCGTCAAAACTAATGGCAGCAAGCGAAGACGCAGAAACAAGGGAGAAAGGAATTGAGGCAGCAGGCGCAAGCGAAATAGCAGAGGGATGGATTAAACACATAAAGGATGACCCAAAATGAAATTTCCCATCCGTTTTAATTAGTTAAGACGGATCACATAATTAAGACGGATCACATAATTAAAACGTAAAACTCGATATGACCATATTACTCTACATAGCAGGGCTTATAACGATATTAACCGTCATCATGATCATTAGCAGCAGAAAGTTTTAATCTTTTTTAAATAAAAACTATTTTAATAGTTGACATGGTTAATAATTATGGTATTATTACTAATGTAATCAATAACGATTACAAAACTAAGGAGTAAATAAGATGAATAAATACAGGTTTGAAAACGGATCATTGTTTGAGTATAGCGAAGAATCAAACGCTTATATCTTTTGTTTTAAAGATTATACTTGCACTACAAAAAAAGAAGCAATTAAGGAATACGAAAATAATCAAAGCGAGGGCAAATAAAGGGATGGATTAAGCAGATAAAAGAAGATCAGGAATGACTATATTACTCTATATAGCCGGGGCGATAACGATATTGACTATGATTTGCATACTTAAAAAGTGAGTATTTTAATCTTTTTATCAATAAAACTATTTTAACAGTTGACAATGTTTAATAAGTCTGTATATTGGTAATTGTAATCAATGAGGATTACACAACTGAGGAGCAACAAAATGACTAACTCAACAATGCAACAAAAGGCAACAAACTACAAAAACAGCATCAATTATGAGCGAGGCGAAATGATGACGAATGAAATAATCATAGGTTTGCGAGTTATAGCGGACAGGCTTGACGAGAAGGCGAAGGAAGATCCAGAATTGTTGATTATTGGGATGGCGATTGATTCAGCCATTGAGAAAATTCTTAAAATAGAGGAGGAAAGACAGTGAGTCAGGACAGGAGTACCAAGAGGGTATCAAAATCGTTGAGGGTGAATGATCATCTTTTGCGAAGTGTTGCCAAGGGTGGTTATGCTGACGGACTATGCCATAAACTTGGAGTATCGTGGGCGTGGAGTGGTTCGGATATTGAGATCAATGATGCAATATCGGCATACAAGCAGGATCACAAAAACGGACGACCGAAAAGTATTTAGTTTTATTTTGTAAGTTTTGTTTTAATTTTGGAATTTGAGGAGCAGTAAAAATGAACGCTGAATTAATCGAGGGAATGAGCGACAAGGATTATTTTGCTATTGATGCATTGAATGCCAGTACAATAAAGGCAATGAGTAACCCGATGCTTTATCGGTACAAAGAGGATAACCCAACTGTAAAGGAATGCTTGTCAGTTGGAACAGACTTCCATGAATTGTTTCTGCGAGGAATCCAACCGGCTGACGGTGCCGATGTTGCAATAAGCGAGTATCCAGATTTTAGGAAAAAAGACGCTAAAGCATGGAGAGACAAACAGCTTGAAGCTGGAAAGCGTATTATCAAGAAGCACGAAATTGAATCATATACTGCCGACCTTTATGCAATGCAGGAATCAGTTTTAGAGCTTGAGGGGGTTGCAGAATACCTTGATGGTTCACAGCATGAGGTTGTGGTCTTGTGGGAGCGCACAACAACGGCAGGAGTAGTAATTAAGTGCAAGGCAAAGCTTGACGCAATTAAGCTTGAGAGTACATTACTTCAGGACGTTAAAACATGTTGCAATATTGCAGATTTCGATAAACAGGTTGTGAACTTTGGATATTATATTCAAGCGGCATGGTACCTTGAAGCGGCAAAAGAAATTGACGGAGTTGATAGAGAATTTCAATTTGTTGTGGCAGGGTCGGAAAAACCATATCAGTCAGTTTTAAGGCGATGCCCTAGCAAATTGCTTGACCTTGGGCGGTCAGAGATCGAAGAGTATGCAGAAAGTTGGAGGCAGTGCAAGAGTGCTGATATGTGGCCTTCGCCATTTTCAAACGAGTGCGAAGAAATCAAAGTGCCAGGTTGGTTCTACGGCCAGAAAGGTGTGCAAATATGAGCGATTTACATAAAAGATTTGCTGGAATACAAAAAGCATTAAAAGCACCGAAGGGGCAGAATAACACTTTCGGAAAATACAAGTATCGTAGTTGCGAGGACATTCTTGAGGCGGTCAAGCCTATTTTAGATGGTTTAGTTTTGACTATCTCAGACACGGTTGAGATGATCGGTGATAGATATTACATTAACGCTACGGCAACGATAACCGATGGCGCTGACAGCATTGTAACAAATGCGAGGGCGAGAGAATCTGAGGACAAGAAGGGCATGGATGCTGCACAGATTACCGGAGCTTGCTCAAGTTACGCTAGAAAGTACGCTTTAAACGGTTTATTCTGCATCGATGACACTAAAGACGTTGACACTGATGAGCATTCGTCAGGGGCAAGAAAGACACCGCCCAGCAAGGGTAACGTTAGTAATTCAATGAAGATTTTCGCTGGAATATTAAAACGGGATTGTGATAATGAAAAGAATTCCATGATTGATGTTTTTGAGAAATTGACAGGATTTACCAGCATGAAAGAGTTTAAGAATTTTGACAAATTGCTGGATGATATAAAGGTTGGCGGAACTCTCCGTCAAAAGTATGTTGATAGTTTGGGTATTTATGGACGGGAGCCAAAATAATGGCAGGATTTGCAAAGGCGACAATAATCGGCAATATGACAGCAGATACAGAAATAAGAAACACACCATCTGGAATGCCTGTTTTAGACTTTACATTGGCAGTTAATTCAAAAGTCAAGGGCGAGAAGGTTACAGACTTTTTTGATTGCACGGCATGGGATAAAACAGCCACGCTTATTGATCAGTACATGAACAAAGGCGATTGTTTTGGGGTAGTATGCAAGCCAAAACAGGATAGCTGGCGAGATAAAGACACAGATCAGAAGCGGTCTAAAATTAAGTTTATCGTCAACGAAATAATTTTTATCGGCGGGAATAAGGAGCAATCACAGCAACCAGAACCAGCTAAAGTCCCTATTCAGGATCGAGATAATAATACTGTATCGGATGATGATTGCCCTTTCTAGGTTAATCTGCGGGGGCGTAAACTTCGGTAGCGATAATACCGAGCCGGATCAGTAACCGGCATTTTCATTTAATCTTTTCGCACAATAAACTATTTTTAATATTGACATAGTTATCAAATAAAATATACTTTTAACATCAGAAATAATTCTGGTAATTTGAGGAGCAAAAGATGACAGCAACAGAAGAAACAGCAGTAGCAACAATCGACCAAGTAACAATTTTGACACCAGAAATCTACAACAAGGACGGGGGCATAGCTAAAATTTGCGCTATGATCGAGCTTGAGGTCGCAGGGTTTGAGCCTGACTTATCTACTGATACCAGCAGGAAAGAAATTGCTTCAATGGCCTACAAGGTTGCGCAATCTAAAACGCACCTGGTAAAGCTGGGGAAAGAGTTGACGAAAGGTTGGCGAGAAAGCACCAAGGCGGTAAATGCTCAGATCAAAGAGACTGAGGACAGGCTTAATATTGTTCGTGATGATATTCGTAAACCTTTGACTGATTGGGAGCAAGCAGAAGAAAAACGCATAGAGCGAGTTAGTATTCAGTTGGCAACAATACACGCTATCGGAGTAATTGATTTTGATTCAACTTTTGAGGATATGGAAAAATTGTTAGAAAATGCTAACAGTATTGTAATTGATAGCGAAGTGATGAAACATCAAACGTCAGAGGCAGAGGATATGTTGTCAGAAGCAAAATCCAGAATACAGGTAGCGATGATCAAGAAGAAGCAGGAGATAGCACAGCAGGAAGAGCTTGAACAGCTGAGAGCAGACAAGGCAGAAAGTGAACGCAAACTAAAAGAGATTGAAGATGCCGAGGCAAAGCGTTTGCAGGATGAAGCCGACAAGATTGAAGCCGATAAACAGGCAGAGATCGATAAAATTAAGGCAGAGCATGACAAGAAAGAGTCTGACCGTTTGGCCGAGGAAAAAGCCGAAAGAATCAAGGAAGAAAATGAACGACTAGCATCAGAGCGAAGAGAAGAGAACGAATTGAACAGACAGAGAATAACAACTGAAATTGCATTTTGTTTTGAGAATGTTGGGCTTGATGCAACTAGCGCAAAGCTTGCAGCAGAGGGCGTTATGGATGGAAAAATCAGGAATGTATCGGTAACTTTTTAATTAAACTTTGAGGAGCAAACATGCAAGATTTCATAAAATCAGTTTTAGTAAAATACCCAAATGTCAAGTTAAATTCCGACAAAGAGCTTGCAAATGAAGCCATTGAAAGCATATCATTGAGGCGAGGAAAATGCCCTTGTAACAAAAATGTCATGTGCCCGTGTCCGTCTATTATACCAGTTAATTCATTGCTAAAAGATGAGTGCAATTGTGGTTTGTTCGTGAGAAAGAATAAATGAAATATAAGATTTATTCAGCACCGGGCTGCGGAAGGTGCAAACGATCAAAGTTGAAACTGTTGGAACAAGGTAACGAAGTTGAAAACCATACTGCTGAATTTCATAGCTTGCCTAATGTTGAAAATTGGCGTGAAAGGATGGACGACTTTGCTGGATTCAAGGGTCAATTATCTAGGCAAAATGAAGAGTTACCTGTGATCTTTAATGACAGCGAGAAGGTGTTTTTAATGCCGGATGATATTGATGAGTTGCTGGATAAAAAGGAAGATTATTAATGAAGATTGAAGTAATGAAAGTAAAAGATTTGGTTTTGAATACCGATAATCCAAGAAGCATTGCGCCGGACAAGTTGGAGAAGCTAAAGAAGTCAATCAAGGAATTTCCTGAGATGCTTAAACTCAGGCCGGTTGTGATTGATGAGAACAATGTTGTCCTTGGGGGTAATATGAGATTGACAGCGCATATTGAATCAGGGCTTGATGATATTCCGGTGATTAGGGCTGACGATCTTACTGAGGAGCAGAAGAAAGAATTTGTTATTAAGGATAATGTTTCTGGCGGTGAGTGGGACTGGGATATGTTACAGGCTGATTGGGATACCGACCAGCTTGATGCTTGGGGGTTGGATGTTGAGCCCTTTGACGACAACGAATCTAAAGAAATAAAAGAAGAGGATTTATCATCTTTTAAAAATGCTCACATTTTAATATCAATTAATCCACAGGATTTTCAAACAGTGATAGAACATGTCTATAACCTTGATATAAATATGGAGGTTAAAACAAGTGCGAACTAAAAAGACAGATAACTCATTCACTGAAGAGAAATTAAAGTTAAGGCAAAAAGCTTTATCAATGGTAAATAATAATGAGGCAAACGTATTGGATTGCTATGCTGGAAAAGGACAAATGTGGAACGAGTTAAAAAAAAGAAATAAAGAAATAAAATTAAACATACTGCAAATAGAGAAAGAAGAAGGTAAGAACAAAAAAGCATTGAAGGGCGATAATATTAAATTTTTAAGAGAGTTAAACCTGTCTAAATATGATATAATAGACTTAGATGCTTATGGGATACCGTACCAGCAAATAAGAACAATAAATGAAAGGGGATATCATGGAATAGTGGTGGTTACAGCAATAGTTATTGGGATGGGAAGAATACCGAATGGTTTATTGGAGGATTATGGGTATACAAAAAAAATGATAGATAAGTGTCCCACTTTGCTTTGTGGTGATCATGTTAGAATATTAAAAAGTTACCTGTACAATATTGGTGTAAGAAAAGTTTGGTCGATTAGGCCTATTGATAATAAATATTATTTTGTAATGGAGGTGTGAAAATGCCAGTAATTTATGAACCAAGAGGTAAAGCAAGAGAGTATTCTGAATTAGCCTGTAATCTATACACTGGATGCAGTCATAAATGTAAATACTGTTATTGTCCATCAATAATGAGAAAGAATCTTGAGGATTGGAGTAAAAATCCGTATCCAAGAACTAGAATATTAAAGCTTCTAGAAAACGATGCCAAGAAAATAAAAGGCTGTGAAAAGGAATTGTTATTCAGTTTCATGTCAGATGCCTACCAGTCTGATGAAGCTGCATTCTTAACGAGAGAGGCTTTATTGATATGTGAAAAGTATGAATTTAAAAACGTAAACATATTAACAAAAGCAGGTTTTAGAGCGGCAAAAGATTTCGATATTATAAAAAGAAATAACTGGAAATTTGGATCAACAGTGATTTTCAGGCAAGAATCACTACGGGAAGAGTGGGAGCCAGGAGCACCGTCTATACAAAGCAGATATACTGCGATCAAAAAAGCTCATGAAATGGGAATATACACATGGGTTTCAATTGAGCCAGTTGTTGATACAGAGCAAGCGTTGAAGGTTATGAAGGATTTAAAACAATACGTTACATTTTGGAAGGTTGGTAAGCTTAATTATAATAAGGCGATTGAAGATACTATAGACTGGAAAAGGTTTCTTATAGATACAAAACAAGAACTTAATGGTTATGATTATTACATAAAGAATGATTTAGCAAGGTACGAATAACAAAAAAGCATGGTCTATGCATTCATAGACCATGCTTTACTTTTGGAGGTTTATCAATGGCAAAGCAGAAAAAAGCACCATCAAAAAAGGATATTAAAACCAAACATAATCAAACACGTAAAAAGGCGATGGTCAAAGCTCTCGAAAAGTCGCTTGGTATTGTTACAATTGCGGCAAAGACTATTGACCTTGAAAGATGCACTCATTACCAATGGATTAAAGAAGATCCAGAGTACGCAGAAGCAGTAGCAGGCATATCAGAAATGGCGATAGACTTCGCAGAATCAAAACTGCATAAGCAGATAACAGACGGCGTTCCATCCTCAACAATGTTCTACTTGAAATGTAAGGGCAAGCATCGAGGATATGTCGAACGTCAAGAGATCACAGGTGCAGACGGTGACGCAATCAAGATAAATTCACAGCTTGGCGCACTGGGGGCAATGTCTGAAGATCAGATCAAGAGTATTTTAAAAGATGACTAAGCTATCGGCTATTTCAGAATTGAGGGAAAAGGTTTTCTCTAAAGCGAAGGACAAGTTTAAATCTTTTATGAATGCGTTTCCTCCGAATAAGAATTATTTATGGGGTAAGCATACTCATATAATATGCAATGAATTACAAGAAGCGTATGACCGATATAAGCAAGGTAAATCTTCATACGTTATGATAAATATCGCACCACGCCACGGCAAGACAGACCTATGCTCTAGAAGATTCCCGGTATGGTTACAGATAAACGATCCTGAGATCGAGGTGATACTTTGTAGTTATGGGCAGGACTTAGCGAACGATATAAATAGAGACGCCAGAAGTTGTATGAGTGAAGTCGCTCCTCTTTACGGGCATAGTTTAGCGAGTGATAGATCAAGGTTAAACAGTTGGAGCCTGGACGGTGAGAATGGTGGTATTAATGCCGTTGGTCTTGGTGCTGCGATAACTGGCAGGGGAAGTTCTGCATTAATAATTGACGATTTTATCAAAAATAGAAGAGATGCCGAATCAGAATTAATCAGAGACAGGGGTTGGGATTGCTTTAGAAGTGATTTGATGACAAGGCTTGCTCCTGTTCATATCGTGATAATATTGGCGACACGGTGGCACGTTGACGATATAAGCGGTAGAATAATTGAGGAGATGAAAACAAACCCTAAATTCCCTAAGTTCAAAGTTATCAGAATACCGTCACAGGATGAATCGACCGGTGAGTATTTATTCCCTGAACGGTTTTCAAAAGAATATTACGAATCACAAAAGGCTTTACTTGGCAATTATGCTTGGCAATGTTTACACCAAGGGGATCCGCAGGCTAGGCGTGGCAACCTATTCAATGTCGATAACATCAAGATAGTAGACACATTCCCGAAGGGTTTACGTTTCAAGCGTGGCTGGGATTTAGCAAGCTCAGAGAAGCAGCGAATCAAAGACGATCCTGATTGGACGGTTGGTGTAAAAAGTGCATTCGACAAAGACAGTAGAACCGTTTATATAAAGCATGTTGCACGCATTCAAGGTGAAGCTCCACAGCGAGACAAGCTCATTGAGGCTACAGCTAAACATGACGGCGCAGGTGTAAAGCTTGCAATTGAGCAAGTAGCAGGCTATAAAGACACCGTAACTAGGATGCAGAATAATCTTCGTGGGTTTGCTAGTGTTGAGAGTTACAATCCGCAAGGAGACAAAGTGACGAGAGCCGATCCGTTAGAGCCGATAATAGATGCAG